TATGCATCCGCATACGGCCAACCACAGAGGTAACCGTTCATGAGTGGAAGAACTCGTTCCAAAGGAAATCTAGAGAAGGCATGGTACAAATGGACTGACTATAACCCTAACGGGACTTTAGGCAGTTCGGGTACCGTGACTTCTGAAAAGAAATCCAATGGCGACTTCCAGACGACAACAGACGTTATGGTCCCTGACTTCCGTCGGAGACAAGCGGCTGGTGAAGTCTTCATGAACCCCTTCTCAGTTGAGAAGACCCGTAGAAGTACGGCTTCTCAATTGTATACGATCGGCCCCGATGTAGATTGGGGTCGGCGTACATTAGAGGGGATGCTGCCTTGCGTTTGGTCAGTACCGCCAACGCGGCCAGCCTGGTTTAACACTCGCATCGAAGATGCCAAGCAACGGACGCTCTTGACCGCACACTCGCGTGTTGCGGCTGAGGACTTCCTATCGCTTGTCACAGTAGCTGAGTCTGGGAAGACTGCGGCTATGATGGCGAGGCCTTTCGGGCAAGCGCGCGACCTTATCAGTCGCATCGTAACCCGTAGACTTAGGCTCATACAGAATGGCTTGAACGTTCTGGATGCGACAACGAAAGCCTGGCTCGAGTACAGATTTGGGTGGAAACCCGTGCTGTACGAGATGCAAGGTATTCGTGAAGCGTATCTGAACGGGACAAGTGCCTGGTTAGAACCTAAGCGACTTGTGGCTAGAGCATCGGATACGAGCATTGTTTGGAGCAGTCCGAACAATGTGACGACCAATGCCCAACCGTTTGTCACTACGGTGACGATGGTTGCGAACTACGACCATACTGCCAAGGTGTCATCCGGGGTTCTCTACGAACTCACTGATGATTCTCTGGAGTCGGCTACAGCGCGACGGATGGGTCTCCGCCTGTCTGACGTGCCAAGCACGATTTGGGAGCTAGTTCCTTGTTCTTTTGTCGTCGATAGATTCCTTGACATCGGGCTCTGGCTTCAAGCTATAGTACCGAAACCGGGAGTGAACGTACTTGGGACGTGGACTACTGTTGTAGACCGTCAAGTCAACTCGCACACCGTGCGAGAAGGCAAAACTGTCATCAATAAGACCGCGTTGGGGAAACCCCCTGCCACGTACTTCTTTTCCGGTGGGTCATACACTGAAGAAATTCAGAGTGTGTCTCGTTATGCGAATCCGTCGATTCCTTCCCTGCCCACGGTTAACTACCGTGATCTCAACCTCTCACAGATGATCGACCATGCGGCATTGATAGTGTCGCAATTGCGAGGTCTGAAAGTGAGATCCTGAAGAGGAAATATGGGCCTGAAAACCATGTCCATTAACATCGGTGGCACAGTTGCCAATACCGGTGGCACCGCCAAAGTCTTCGCAGACGATGGTGTGACCGTTCCCAACGGCGTGCATGTCACTGTCCCTGCAACGGCGGATTTTCGTGTGCGTGAGCACGCGACGTTCCGCTATCGGCCCGCGGCGATTCAAGCCGACGGCTCTTACTCTCGGCAAAACAATTCGGCATCTTTGACGGTGCCGAAGTTGCTGTCGAGTGGGGCGTATGTCAACAACACGGTGCGAATCGTGATGGACATTCACCCGGAGAGCACGTCGACCGAGTACGCGGATCTTCGGAAGCTCGCAGCACAAGTGCTGTGTGACTCCGACACGGACAACTTTTGGACTGCCGGTTCACTTGCGTGAATCGACCTTCGGCTTCCTTCTCCGTCACGTCGTGGTTTCTTTGTGGATTGCCTATATCAGTTTCATGATATGGGGTTCCATGGGGAGACCTCGTTGGGATGAAGAAGAGGAGCTAACCCCTGTCATGGGGGTTCCAAAAGGACTTGCAGCGTCTTGCGATCACAAGCAGGACGCCCCTATACTCCTACTGGAAACTAAGGAGCGAATGTGGATGACACCCCATCTGAGTCCGTACGCGAGTTCGGATTCGACCTCAACGCGTGGAAACTCGCCGAGAGACTTCTCGAAGACTTTGCGCCCTACGTCCCTGATCTGTTCCTGCAAACAGCAAGATCGGCGTTAGCCGATCGCAATGTAGTGCAGGTTAGGGCGTTGTCGTGCGGTGCGATTGATTCCCATCAACCGTACTCCCTGAAAACAACGAGGCAGATCACCGATCTGTTCAAGAAGTTTTCATTCTCTCAAGACCTCCGTACACCGACCGAGTTGCGTGATGACTCCATTAAGAAATTCATGGATAATCAGGCACGGTTGATGAACTTCCAAGTCCCGCGTGATAACCCAGAACTTCGGGCTATCATCTTTGGGGCAAGGGGGTATGCGGACCAGATCCTTGGAGACTTCTCCAACCTGGAAATCTGTGAGAGAGCATCGTTCGGCAAAAAGTCGTCCGTCGGGATTCCCATGCGTAAAGCCTGTGAAGGCGAACGCTATGAGGCCCCAATAACGGGTTCGAGTGCTCACATTGAATGGTTTGACAAATACTACGGTATTTGGAACCGACCCGCGTTGGAATACGCGAAGTCGAGAGCAGCGCTCCTCAAAGAGCCACTCTACCGTTTAGTTGACACTCTCGAGGCTGTTCTTGTCGACAAGACCTGGAAGTCACTTCGAATGATTATGCCAAATACCACGATAGGTACACTGTACTCGTCGGGGTTAGGGCGTACAATCGAAGATCGTCTCAGAAACTTTGGTTACGACATCAAGCACCTTCAACCAGTGCATGGTGAACTCGCCAAGTTCGGGTCGTTAACGGGTTCGCTCGTGACGGCTGATCAGTCAATGGCCAGTGACAACATTACTGTCCAACTGATCGACGAGATCTTACCATTCCGATGGGCTTCGGCTCTTAAGTTCGGTAGGATCGAGGGACTGTCCCTGTATGGTAACCGGTTGGCATCGCCGACCTTCGCCACAATGGGGATTGGTTTTACGTTCCCTCTCCAGACGCTTGTCTTTCTCTGCCTTCTCTTGGCAATTCGAGACCACTGCAAGCTTGACGAGCAAACAGTGATTTCCGTCTTTGGCGACGACCTAGTCTATGATGTTCGGATGCATTCCAGCGTGCTGGAGTACTTTCCGCTTCTCGGCCTGGTTATAAACGTCGATAAGACATTTGCTGACGGAAGTTTCAGAGAA